ATGATTACAGAAGCAGGCTTCTCGAATCTACAGCCCTTCTGGAGAAATCATATGTTTGTCGGAGCAATTGCAATAAAATAAAAAAATATTTGCCTATAGCCCTTGACATCTGATACACCGCCACTTATATTAGTATTGTAAGTGAGAGGAATGATTCGTTATGGTAAATATTCAGTCTAAAGAAGTTCTTGCCCGTTTGTTGGCCACTGAGAATTTGACAGTGGTTCATCAGAATGTGCAGACTGCTTCATTTAATGTAAAAGACCGTGTTCTCACTCTCCCACTTTGGGATGAGATGGAGAACTACACTTATGACCACCTTGTTGGCCATGAGGTTGCTCACGCATTGTATACGCCCGCTGATGAATGGGAAAAGCAAGCAAAAGCAGGCGGTTCTGGTTTTCAGTCTTTTATGAATGTCGTTGAGGATGCTCGTATTGAGAAACTTGTTCAACGGCGTTATCCTGGCCTTCGCAAGTCATTCATTCAGTCTTACAAGAAACTGCTTGCTGATGGTTTCTTTGGTAAGAGTGCTGATGAGATAAATAATTTCAAACTTATTGACCGTCTGAATATTTTGTTCAAGTGTGGACAGACTGTCGGTGTTCAATTCAGCAAAGAAGAGAAGACTTGGATTACTGAGATTGAGAATGCTGAGACTTTTGAACAAGTCGTAGATATTGCTACTCGTCTTTACGGTAAAGCAAAAGAAGAGTTTGATGAAGAGCAACAAGCGATGTCTCAAGCCTTTGCTGAAATGCAAGCGGAGTACGGCGATGAAGAAGACGAGTTTGATGCTGGCGAATACGGTTCTGATTACGAGGATGAATCAGAATTTGACGCTGAAGCAGATGATGGCTCTGAAGAGGAATCGGATGCGGAGCAAGGCGAAAAAACCGATACAGAACAAACCAGTGATGTAGACGAGGACTCAACTGCAAACGGCAGTTCTGAGCCGTCTGAGAGCGATGCAGAGGGGTCTGAGGCCACCACTGTCGGGCATGAAGGTGGTGAGCAAGGTCCGCAATCTATCACTGATAAGTCACTGAATGAGAACATCTCAAAAGAGTTTGCGTCTGACCCCAATAAGACTTTCTATAACTTGAAACTTCCTACTGACAAGCCTCAACTGGCTCTCGACCGTGTTGTTGATTACAAAGAAATCTTGTCTCTCTTTGATGATAATCAAGAGGCTGTCGAGGCTGGTGGTGAATTTCTAAAAATCTTTCAGCGTGACAACAAAAAGACAATCAACTACCTTGTCAAAGAATTTGAGATGAAAAAGAAAGCCTCTGAATACCAGCGGGCTACTGTCTCAAAGACTGGTGTTATCGACACTCTGAAAATGAACAACTACAAGTTCAGTGATGACATTTTCAAAAAGATGACTGTGTTGCCTGAGGGTAAGAATCATGGACTGCTGATGTTCATCGACTGGTCTGGTTCGATGGTTGACCAACTCAAAAATACTATCGACCAGTTGTTGAACTTGGTAATGTTCTGCAAGCAAGTCAATATTCCTTTCGAGGTCTATGCCTTCAGCGACAGGTATTACAATGTAAATAATAAGAAGACCTTCAAACATCGTGACATATTTGATTTGTATGAGATTGGATATGATGACAAGTTTCATATGCTTCAGTTGTTCACAAACAAGATGGGTCGTTCAGACTATCAGAAAATGCTCAAGGTGATGCTTGCGATTGGTGAATACATGGATAATTATAACGCCAGAATGCGTTACAATGTTCCTTACAACTTGTATCTAGGTGGAACACCACTTGATGATGCTATCGTTGCTGGTATTACGCTTCACAAAATCTTCAAGACTAAAAATCGGTTGGATGTTGTCAATACTGTATTCCTTACTGATGGTGCGAGTGCCGCATTGGAGTTCAGTGAAGAGGTTGTCGATAACTTCAGTCGTAATAAGCAACAATACATTCATGAGAATAGGTTGTCATTCCGTCAGTCATTTAAGGCAGAAAGAACTGTTGTCTATGTTACTGACCCTGTGACTAAGAAGCGGTATCGTTGGATTAATCAAGACTTGGCTACGCCTCAACTGCTGAAGATGTTCAAGGAACACACTCAGTCGAATGCAATCGGCTTTCATATTTTACCATATCGTAAGCCATCAGCAATTCGGGAAATTCCTTCTGGAGATTACTTTGAGCGAGAGCAGTTGTGGGAAAATCTGAAAAAGGATAAGTTCTGCATCATTCCTAACTATGGATACACTCAATACTTTGGTATTCTAGGTGGTCGTGCGCTTGCTACCTCTAATGGACAGATTCAAGTTTCTGATGATGCTAGTAAGTCTCAAATCCGCAACGCCTTCAAGAAAGCGAATGGTAATCGGAAAGGTAGTCGAGTGATGCTTTCTAAGTTCATCGACTTGGTGGCCTAAAAAAATGAAAAAAGTTGGCTCATTGCCATTGACATATGATACTGAGCCAACTATATTAATACTGTGAGATTAAAAAATTGTGAAACCTTTGAGAGAGGACTTGTTATGAAACTCACTAAAAACCAAGAAGCGTTTGTTACTGCCGCTTCCCAAAAATACGGTAACACTATTACTCGTCAACAGATTCTTGAGTTGATGGAAACTGAGGGCTTTAAGAAGCCAGTATGGTTGGTGCGTGGTAATAAGTATCGTATCGACCGTGGTATGTATCGTCTTCCTGTTGCTGGTGCAGAACCAGTTCCTACTCCAAAGCCTGAAACGCAAGTTGCTCTACAGCCTGCCGCTTTGGTAAAGGATATGAATGTGACTACAGAATCTTTCACTGAAAATCTTGTTCCAGAGAAAGACCCTTTGTTTGTTCCATTTGGTAACTTTACCAAAATCAAGCAAATCGTTGCTTCTAAAATGTTCTATCCAGTTTATGTGACAGGTCTGTCAGGTAATGGTAAAACATTCGGTATTGAGCAAGCCTGCGCTCAAACCAATCGTGAAGTCATTCGTATCAACTTTACTGTTGAGACTGATGAAGACGATTTGATTGGTGGCTTCCGTCTGATTGACGGTGATACCAAGTTCTTCAAAGGCCCTATCATCAAAGCGATGGAAAAGGGTGCAGTTGCTCTGCTTGATGAACTTGACCTTGCTAATCCTGCCAAGGTGATGTGTCTTCAGTCAATTCTAGAAGGTAAGGGATACTTCATCAAAAAGACTGGTGAGTATGTCAAGCCTGCCCCTGGCTTTACTGTGATTGCTACTGCAAACACTAAAGGTAAGGGTTCTGATGATGGACGCTTTATCGGAACTAATGTGATGAACGAAGCGTTTCTTGAGCGTTTCCCTATCACTGTCGAACAGGAATATCCACCAGTTACTACTGAGAAAAAGATTCTTGGTAAGGTGTTTGATGACCTTGGTATTAATGATGCTGAGTTTGTCGAGAAACTGGTAGACTGGGCTGACATCATTCGTAAGACATTCTACGATGGTGGTGTCGATGAGATTGTATCAACTCGCCGTTTGGTTCACATTGCAAAAGCATACAGCATCTTCAGTGATAAGATGACTGCTATTGAGATGTGTATCAATCGTTTCGATGAGGATACTAAGCAGTCCTTCAAAGACCTCTATACCAAAGTTGATTCTGGTGTAGAGGAGCAGACTGAGACTTCTGAGGAAGTTACTGATAATGTTCCTTTCTAAAGGTGTCCTAAATAGATAGGGTGAGCCAGTAGTTCCCTGTCGCTGAGTTGGCCTCGGACTAAAAATGCTGGTATACATAGAACGACCTGAGCAAGTCATAAAACTGCTCATATTGCCTTGACAACCAAGGTATTGTTGATATATACTCTACGCAATGTTTTTATTATAAGGAGTTTTTGAGTTGGAAATCACAATTGAATTGAGCGAACTAAAGAAAAAGAAAATCTTTGTCGCTACACCTATGTACGGTGGTAACTGTCATGGTATGTATACCAAGTCAACTGCCGACTTAGCAAAACTTGGTGCGCTATATGAGATGGACATCAAGTTCTTTTATCTCTTCAACGAATCCCTAATCACAAGAGCGAGAAACTATTGCGTGGATGAGTTCATGCGTGGTGACTATACACATCTTATGTTCATCGACTCCGATATTGGATTCGACCCTAATGATGTTTTGACACTAGCCGCTCTTTGTGATGAGAAAGAACAAGACCCTGAGAAGCGTATGGACATTCTCTGTGGCCCATATCCTAAGAAGACTATCGCTTGGGAAAAGATTAAGCGGGCTGTAGACAAAGGATATGCTGATGAGAATCCAGGCGAACTGGAGCGTTTTGTTGGTGACTATGTTTTCAATCCAGATACAGGACAATCTCAAGTGAGACTTGATGAGCCTGTTCCTGTGCTTGAAGGTGGCACTGGTTTTATGATGGTAACAAAGAATGCTTTCAAAAAATTTAATGAAGCATATCCAGATTATTCTTATAAGCCTGACCATGTTCGCACAAAACACTTTGATGGTAGTCGTGAAATCATGATGTATTTCCAAGCACTGATTGACCCTGAGTCAAAACGATATCTGTCAGAAGATTATATGTTCTGTCAGTGGATGCGTAAAGTCGGTGTGAAGACTTGGATGTGTCCTTGGATGAAACTTCTCCACACTGGCTCATATACTTTCGGTGGTAGTCTGAGTGACCTTGCGGCACTTGGTGCTACTGCAACTGCTGACCCTGATGAAATTAAGTTGATGAAAAAATGAGTAAGTTCAAGTTTGATGAAGATAAAATTCTGAAAGAGGTCTATGATTATGTGGCCGCCACTTACGATGGTCACTACTCTTTCAATAAGTTCCAGTCTACTGAGTTTATTATCGACAGTGGACACGGCGAAGGTTTTTGTATGGGTAACATCATCAAGTATTGCCAACGCTATGGAAAGAAAGATGGTAAGAATAGAAATGACTTGCTAAAGGTCGTTCACTATGCTATAATGGCACTTTATATTGATTCAATTGAAAACAGAACTGAGGTAGATAATGATGAGAATCAGTGACAAGACTTTTGATGTGTTGAAGAACTTTTCGACAATCAATCCCTCTCTCGCATTCAAGCGAGGGAATACACTCCGCACAGTGAGTGAACAAAAGAACATCCTCGCTCAAGCAGTGGTGGATGAGACATTCCCACAAGACTTTGCTATCTATGAACTGAACCAGTTTCTAGGCCTTGCTAGTCTATTTGAAAATGCAGACTTTGCATTTGGTGAAATGGATGTAACGATTCGTGATGAGAGTAATAAGTCTCGTTCTCGTTATACTTACACTGACCCTTCTATGGTGACATCACCACCAGAGAAAAATATTGATATGCCTGACCCAGAGATTTCATTCACTGTCACTGCTGGTGATTTGAAGGCGGTCGTATCTGCATCCAATCAACTGGGTCTTCCTCATGTTGTAGTTCGTGGTGGCACAATGGGTATCTCTCTTGTTGCAACCGACACCAAGAATCCAACATCCAATGAATACAGTCGTGATGTTGCTCCAAGTAACGGTGCAATTTTCGATATGATATTCAAAACTGAAAACCTTAAATTTATCCCAGGCGACTATGATGTGAAGATTTCCAAGGCTGGTATCTCTCACTTCAAGAATACTTCAGAACAGATTGAGTATTGGGTTGCCACTGAAACAAATTCGGAGTATAATAATGATTAGCGTAGACCCAGCACTTCTTCAAAGCATGATTCAAATTATTGATACTGGAGCCCAGCGTGGTTCTTTTAAGGGGCCAGAACTAGCGGCGGTTGGTAGTGTAAGACAAGTTATTGCTGAACACCTAGCACAGTTCCAACAGCAACAAGCACAAGCCCCCACAACTGAACAGGAACAGGAAACGAAAAAAGAAAGCAAGAAGTAGTTTCCAACAATTATATTATGGTGAATTATGCGTGAGCAATTTTTATGGGTAGAGAAATATCGACCAAAGATGGTTAAGGATACTGTTCTGCCACCCTCACTGAAAGAAACCTTTCAGACTTTCGTAGATAATAAAAACATTCCAAACCTTCTTCTAACTGGTTCTGCTGGTGTAGGTAAGACTACTATTGCTAGAGCCATGTTAGAAGAGTTGGACTGTGATTACATTTTAATCAATGGCTCCGATGAAGGTCGTTCTATTGATGTTCTAAGAAATGAACTGAGAAATTTTGCATCATCAGTATCACTTGCTGGTGGTCGAAAGTATGTTATCTTAGATGAAGCAGACTATCTAAATCCAAACTCTGTGCAACCAGCACTGAGAAACTTTATGGAAGAATACAGTGCCAACTGTGGATTCATTCTGACTTGTAACTTTGTTAATAAGATTATCGCACCATTACAAAGTCGTTGTTCTGTTGTAGATTTCAAAATTAGCAATGCTGACAAACCTCAAATGGCTAAAGAGTTTTTTGGTATGGTGCAGAAGATTCTTCTACTAGAACAGGTGGAGTATGAGCAAAAGGTTGTTGCTGAAGTAATCAAGAAACACTTTCCAGATAATAGGAGAATCTTAAATGAACTACAGAGATATTCTGCTACTGGTTTTATTGACTCTGGTATTTTATCTAATCTTTCAGATACAAATATTAAAACTCTTATTGATGCAATAAAGAACAAAGAGTTTAGTGCTGTTCGTAAATGGGTAGCACAGAATGTCGATGGTGATGTAGCGCCACTTTTTCGTAAAATTTATGATGGAATGAATGAATACATTCAGCCTCAGAGCATACCACAGACTGTAGTTACACTCGCCGACTACCAATATAAGTCTGCTTTTGTTGCTGACCAAGAGATTAACTTTATGGCGTGTCTGACAGAACTAATGGTGGAAGTAGAATGGAAACAATAATCAATCAAATGAATGAAGAAAAAGAGACCAAGGCTCTTGAAGAAATGCAGAAGTGGAAAGAAGAGAATGTCATTGAATATGTGGAAAACAATGACACTGTTCCATATCAATGGTATTCTTGGGGTCCACCACTATGTCAATTTCAAATCACTGATGAAGAACTTGATATTGTAAAGAAACAAATCGAGAAAGATGAAGATGGAACAAATTATGCTCATCAGTTAGCAGGTGCAGTAGAAACACAAACTGGATTTAGTGATTTAACGAGATATAATATTTTCAATACAATTGCAAGATATTTCTATGCGTATACTAGACACGCATTTTTGAATCATTCGGTTATGGCTGAAACTGAAGAATTTAATGTGAATCACATATGTCAATCGTTAGAGTGTAGTACTATGTGGGTAAATCATATGGTT